TGTCAAGCATTAAAAGTAGAAAGTTTAAATTAATAAGCCCAAGCCCTTTTACTAGGCTTGGGCTATTTTAACAACTGTGTTGGTTATTGTTATAGGTGGAACTAACCCTGTGCCACTCCCTCCCAAAAACCAGAATGCCTAAATTTAGTAGCATTTAACATTGTGGAATAATAGGCTTTAACCCTAGTTCTTTTGAGGTGTAGCTAATCCTCTGATCTTAATTCCTAATCAACTAACTCTCTCTAAAAGCTACAGAGCAAGTTTGCTTGTGTTGTACATAATAAACTACAACAATGACAAATTTATGAGAAAGATTAAAAAATTATTATTTGTTCCAGAGCTTTGTTATAGTTAATAAAGAACAGGTAGAGCTTTTCATATACTCCCCTAAGTGTATGCAGTCCTAATCAACCTCCACCTGTTCAACAAAAAAGAGGAGATACAAATCTCCTCTTTTTTTATGCTACTTGTAACTAAAAGGAAATCAATTGCTTGATCCCTCTCTATAAGTCTAGCTTATTTTTTTCTTAGCAAAAGTCTTTATAACTGATAAAGCTGCACCACCACCTGCAATTGCTGCAATTTGAAGTGCTGAAGCATCTACTCCTGCAATTGGGCTAATTACTAAAGCAGATAAAAATGCTTCAATAAAAGTCCAAATAGCTCTCTCTAACATATCTTTTAATTCATCAGACATACTATTCCTCCTCTGATATTTTTGTTTGTACTTTCTTAAATTGTATGCACTTTTTATTGATGCAAACAAAAGCCTTATTAATTAATTCTAATTTTTCCATACAGGAATGACATTTTATAATCATTGTTATTTATTCAGCTTTGAAACCTTTTAGAATCCAAGTCTGCCTAAGAGCTTTTATTTCAGCTTGTAAATGTTTTATTTCATCTTTAATTTCATCTAAATCTTTTTTAATTGGATCTGCTAATACAACATGATCTTTTTGTTTATTATCTACAGGCTCTTGTACTTTTATAATCCACTCTCTTAAAAAATCATCTGGGCAATTGGTAGCTTTGAACTCACTATGAGGCTTAAGCTCTCCTCCTATTTCTTTCCATAATTCTTTTATTGTTTTTAATGCTTTGTTGCTAGGTGTATCATTTTCTCCTCCTAGCCAACACACAGAATAATATTGCTTATTACCATCATTAGTTCCCTGTGATGCAGGTCTATTTCCAAACCCTCTACCTACATAAAGATTTCCTGAATCTCCAACCAAGAAACTATAAGCAATATCATTCCATCCTCTATCTACTTGATGAAACTTTTGAATATTTTTTAATTGTTGTATTTCCTCTACTTCATTTTTAGGAGCTGCCATAGCAGAATAATGAACTGCTAGTCCTTTAATATCTATATTTGTAGAGTAAGCATTTTTAGGAGGCTTTGCTCCCCATTGTTCTCTTGTTATTTGTTTCATAAGTTACCTTATAACTCTAATATTACTCCATTTTTCTGAGCCACCAATTACAAGAGTAAGAACTCCTGCAGAGTTTCTGCCTCCATTAGTATTTTCAAACCAAGTGCTTCCAGAATCCAGACTTGGGCATTGTAAAATCAATCTTTTACCATCAGCTTCATAAGCACTAAAAAAGTGATAATGCCCCATAAGTAAGAGATCAGAATCAGCTATTTCAGATCTAGCAAGTGATTGATTAGCCAACCAAGTTCTTGCTTTTGCCTGTGGATTGCCTCCACCTCTCATCTGATGCCCATGAACAAGAGTTACTACTGTATCTGATATATCTAAGGTTATAGATAAGGAATCTGGCATAATAAAGTCTATTTTGTCTTTATATGCAGGAGCTTCTTTAAATATCTCTGCTAATTCCTCTCCAAGCATAATATCTCTGTTATCTGAAAATGTTGTAAAGCTCTTACCAGAGTTTCTAGGCTCTCCATGATTTCCTGCAATAAAACTTACCACAGTCTTGTCAAACATTGGCACAAGCTCCTTAAGAGCTGTATAAGCCATTCTCCTAGCTACTTTTTGCTGTTGTCTGTAATCTAACTCAACTGTAAATTCTTGCTGTGCATAAAAGCCTGTACAACCCTCAACAATATCTCCTAAACCTGCAATAAATAGCTGATCTATAATTTCAGATTTTCTTAATGTTTTAATCTGTTCTTTTATTTTAGGTATTGAATCCATCCATCTTTCAATAGTTGCTTCTGTTCCCTCTTTACCTATTTGCCAATCAGATAAAGCTATACAAAATGTTTTAGTATCTTTTGTTGGCTTTTTATTAGGTGTAGGCTTTTTCTTTTTAGCTGCATTTAAAAGTTTCTTAAAATCATCATCAGGCATATAAGCCTTATTAGATACAATTTTTGCTTTAAAATAATATAATCTTTCTATAGATCCATTACCAATATTGCTATCCCAGAATCTAATCTCTGCAGTATCTTGTAAAACTTTATAATTCTTAGCATCTGCCCCAAAATAGCTTTCTAATTGTTCTTTCCAATCAATCTTATTTTCTTTTTGTGGAGCTGATACTATTTCTCCAGATTTAGTCTTTTCAGAATAAGATATTGATGGCTCAAAGCCTTTAGGATGAACTACTTTCTTTTTAGATGTTCTAGGATTTCTATCCTGTACAGTTTCAGCAAACTTTTTTAAATTACTTGATTCTGCCATCTCTATAATCCCTAAAGTATCTTCTTACTGTGTTGTAGTTAAGATGTGCAAACTGCTTATAGTTATCTACTAAATATTGTGCAGCTATAGTATCTGATAAATACTCTTGTTCAGCTTCTTTTGCCACTTTAAGGAATATTGCTCTTGCTTCTGGATTATCTAAGATAAATCTAGTTGCAGCAAATTGCCCTGTTGGTCTTTTGCCCTGCTGTTCTGAGTATTGAGTTAATGATTTCATTATTCAACCTCCTATAAGTCTAGGATAGTTAAATACTATGACAAATTTATGGCTTTGGAAACTGATCCTTAATAGGTTGTATAATATCTGCTTTCCATGCATCTAAGCCTTGATGAAAGATGTAGTCAAGCTGTTCTCCATAGCTAGGATAGGCTTCTTGTCTTTTTTGTATATATCCAAACTCTTGTTCATTGAATTTATTATTAGCACAATCAACAACCATCTGCTCAAAGTCATCATCAGAAATAGGTAATCTTTGATTATTAACTTGTTTAAAGATACCATCTCCATCTCTAAGAGCTTGAAGTTCAGATCTACATTCTGCTTGAAATTCTTCTAATGTTGCCATATCTCTCCTATCTTACTATATATTTCTTATACTTACTTCTTTAAACCATATAAAGTGAATACACCTGCATTAAAATTACCTGTTTGTGGATATATAAAAATTCCATCACAAGAACTAGTAGAAGTGAAAACTCCACCACCTGCATAACCTCTAACTGAATTACCTGTATGATGAAAAAAAATACTTTCAATAGTTATGAAACTATATTCACTTGCATTATTAAAATTAAATAAATAAAATAAACCACTATGACCTGTAACTGTACTTTCACTTGTTGCAGATAAATCCCAAAATGTTCTATTAGTTCCAGAGGCATTTCCAAATGCACTATCAGCTTTTAAATATTTTTGTGCAACATCATAATTACTAGTTGTATTTTCAGTTCCACTTTCAGTTACTCTTGCATAAACTTGACTATCACTAGAAAACTCTAAATCATTATATTTAACCATATACACATCATAAGTGCTATCAATACCTGTTAAAGTTACACTTGCTACTGCTGATGTAACTATTTCTTCATCTATTTTTATTAAGCTACCTGCCATTATTTAACTCCTAATTACTAGCCAATCCAAAAACTTTTATAGTACCTCCTGTGCAATTAGCACCATTAAAAGTAATATTTAAACCTGTAACACTTGCAACATTTTTTAAAACTGAAATCATTTTTTGTCCTCTAAAATTACCACTTGCAAAAAAACTACCCTGCATTATATGAAATGTATATGATGAACTTGAAAATGGATTAAACACATAAGAAACACTACCTGCACCATTACTTTCTGCATTAGATAACCCACTTGCCACACTAGAAGCATTTGTATTTCTATTTTCTGCAAAAGTAGTTTCCCCTTTTAGAGTTAAATTTGCTCTATCATATCCACTGCCAATAGCACTTCCACCACTATCTATGTATTTTAAATCAAGTGCTGGTGTGCCACTTGCAGAAATCATATTATCAGTAGTTATTTTATATACATCATATTTAGCTGAAAAGACATCTGTTATATCAACACTTGAAACACTAGTAGTTATTTCAGTTTTTTTAATTAATTCTAAATTACCTACTGGCATAATCTAACTTTCTGCAATTCCATATAGAGATACTGTTCCTGTCCAAGCATTAGAGTTTGTTGTTAAAAATCTAATAGCATTTATTGTTTCAGCAACTGCATAAACTGCACTTCCAAACATCATATTTGCTTCTTCAATACTTTGATGTGTGAAAAAACTGTATTTTGCACTGTCTTGCAAATTATACATATAACAATATGCACCTCTATTTTTATTTGCACTATCACTTGTAAAATATGGCATTGAAGTTGTTGAAGTACTTCTTGCTTCATTAAAACTTCCAGAAGTAGTCCCAGATTGTAAAGCATATTGATAATTTGTTGCTTCAAAAGTACTTCCACCATCATTAGAAACTCTTATTGATACTGGTGTGTTTGAACTTGCAGTTTCTATATTATTTCCTGTTGCAAACAAAACATTATAACTTCCTAAATCAGTAAAATCTAAAGTACTTCCACTAGATATAGTTTGAGTTTCAATTAATTCTAATTTGCCTAAATCTGCAACTCCTCCAAGAAGTCCAAATCTTGCTGCACCTAATGGCATAAGCTAACTCCTAACTAAAATCTTGTAGTGCATTAAGTAATGGTGTTCCTGCATCTACAAAAAGAAAAGTTACTAGATCAATTCCTGATAATGTTGAACTCATTGTATAACCTGCACCACCTGCTGTCTTTGCTGTTACATCAGATCCACCATTTACTGTTACAGCATTAATTGCAACTGTATAAGCTGATGAAGCATCTTGAGTTATTTGAAGTGTAAAACTTGAAACACCATTAGTTGGAACATTAGTAAAATCTATATCTGTAATGTTTTCAGTTAAAGTAATTGTTCCTGTGTTACCACTATCTAAATCTATTGCTAAAACTCCAGAGCTAGAAGTAACTGCTTGATCTGTTTCAAAATATCCTTTAATTGGATTAGTTAAAGCTTCTTGCCAAGCTGAGCCATCCCAGACTTTAAGTTGATTAGCTCCTGTGTCAAAAAATACTGTTCCCTCTACTTTATTTGTTAAAGCTGAGTTTGCTGCTGATTCTGAGGCATAAATAAAAACTATTGAATCTTGCATATCTTGAAAAGCTGCTGCTGTTACAAGATCTCCTGTGTTCCAATCTACCCAATTACCTGCTGCCATTTATAAAATCTCCTTAATTCTTTCTAAGTATAACTTAAGTTAGTATCAATTCCTAAACTATTAACTCCTAGAATCCAAGCTCCTGTTTCAGCAGGAGATAAACCAATCTGCCAATTCCAAGTCTTGTTTCTAGCATCTACTTTATGCCTTATTCTTTCTATAAACAAATCATAAGTTTCTATGTCTGTAGATGGAGTTGTTACTTGAGTTTCTACATAACTTCCTATATCTAATCCTAGTGCTTTTTCCCATAAATTTATGTCTTGTTGAGGAGCAAAAGATAAGCTCTCTACTGTTGTTTGTGGAATAGAGTTAGCTACTACTTTCTGACTAGCTATTGATAAAGCATTGGCATCAGAAACATTTAATGTTCCAGATTCTGTTAAAACATGAGTTCCAAATCTCTCTACTGAGTCTGAATCTATAGCAATCTGTGTAGATCCACCCTCTCTTGTTCTCTGTACTGTATTAACAATCTTATTATCATCATAGGAGCTAATAATATCAACATAAGGTAATTCTCCTACTCCCTGCCCAAAAGTAGCATCTGGTGTAGTTGTATTTTCTAATCTATAATTTCTATCTCTAAATGTTGCATCTCCATTAGCTGCTATAAAGAAAGTACCATTTTCTGCTGTTTCTACTTTTCTAAGAGCTGCAAGTAGATTATCTGTTTCTGATTGTGTTTGCACTTGTAATTGTCCTGTTGATATTGACTGATTACTATAACCAAAGCTATCAAGTATGTTTTTAACTCTCACAG